TTGTTAAAACCTATAAATGAAAACAAGTTTCCAATTCCCCCAAGCGTACCAGAAGAATTAGACGATTGCGGCCCGGCTTCTATTTCTCTAGTAACCACATGGTTATCAAAATCATTCTGCAATTCTATTTTATTTTGCAATAAAACTTTCTCTGCTTGTTTTTCCATATAGACTATCAATTCTTTGTTTGAAAGAATTTCTGCATTAAATGCTTTTAAATCTATTTTCCCCCTTGGCATTATAATGATTCCTCTAAATATAAAGTATAAAAGTCACCAGTAAACAGTCCATGAACCTGACTGACTTTACTAGAGTTAATTAAGTTACATGGCCTACCATCAATTTCTACTCTCTCGGCGCCACTTATATATGCGAGTGCATCGGCCTGAACTTTAATACGGCATGTATTACCACGAATAGTTTCTCTAATATCTTTTTGATCATGTGAAATTGTCGGATCATTCCATTTAATACGCGCATTAAATATTCCACTAATTGGAGTAAATGACTGTTCAATATCTGGCTGCTCTAAGTATAAAAAATTATAATCCTGAGTAGTTGATATGATTGTTCTATCTGGCAATTTCCACACAAAAATAGGGCGAGAAAACGTGTCATGTATATTGATAAATACCTGACTATAGGCATTTTTTTCGTCCTGTGTTAATAAATCCATATTAAGTTAAATCCCTATAGTAGTTTCTGTTGTGTTCTACAACAATGTAATTAGTTGCCCCCACAGTATCGTCACCAACAACCTGATTTGGAGTAGCCTCGTACTTTAAGTACATTTTTACAGATTTATCTAGACTCTGTTTAGTATCAGACGCAATGCCGCGTAGTGTTTTGCTTATCTCATTCTTATTAACTCTACTTATTCTACTATCTCCTTCGGCTAGGGAAGTCCAGTCCCCAGCTGCCGTAGTTGCACTTATTGCTGTATCTCTGGCCAACTGAGAATAGTAATTATACTCAAATAGCAACGAGTAAACAGCTAATTCATTATTGCCCGGTTCTGGTACTATCGCATAACCAGTAGTAACGCCCGTAACATACTCTGAAATATAGTTAGTTCCGATTAGGTTGTTTAGTTTTCCTAAATTTGAATTGTCCAGCAACCAGCCACTTACTCTTGGTAATGGATAGGCGGCAGGTTCTCCAATCTGGTCATAAACGCTATTTACAAAGTCGTAGAAGTAATTATTGCTCACATACTATTTTACACCGAATATAGAATATGTTACGCGCCTTCTCTTAATATCTTTTGCGCCCGATTGTCAATATCATTGATTGTCTTTGTTAGGCCACCAACATCATGTGGAGACATGCGTGTGTTCCAACGCTCAAATTCTGTACATAGTCTAGAAATCAAAACACGACGATCTTCTATTGGAACCAAGCCAATCTTATATGCATGTGTTTGCAAGTCAGTCTGATTCATTTCAGAAATCTGATTTTTATAGTCTTCTATATTTCTAACCGAATACAAAGATAAGCATTCTCCCATTATTGAATCCAGAGAACCAGCAATCTGCACTTGCGGCTTATCATCACATTTGCCATCTAGTTGCGCCTGCACTTCTAACTTTAATGATTTCTTTTTAGTCTTACTCATATAGATTATTAAATTAGCAGTATTAATTATCAATTTTAATTACAAAAGAAAAAGCCGCCATTTCTGGCGGCTTTTCTTAATTAGTTATTTAATTCGTATTATACGATTAAACCACAGACTGCACGAGCGTCAGTTACTACACGGCCCTCTTCAACATAACTGTAGAAGCCGACCTTCTGACTACGGGCTAGGAACTGATCATCAGGAAGAACCTTAACCTGTCCACGTGTCTCGCTCTGGATAGAGACGGGGCGTAGTAGGGCGTTACGTGTGGAATCCACACCAATAAGGATCTGACTTGTGGATCCGTTGAAGCTACTTCCACCGTATGATGTACCACCAGCGAAAGCTGAGAATAGATCGTTGTACTTACGTCCAACACCTAGTTCTAATAGCTCATGGATAGTTACTCCAAAGATCTCACTTGTTCCTGCACTACGATAGATTTCCTCACGGATACTATCAGGAAGAGCTAGGGAAGTGTTACTCTGAGTTGTTCCGACTGAACCAGCACGTGTGTTCATTGGATTGTAAGCAAAACCACGGATCTGCTCCTTGATTTCTGGACTTACGAAGATGTCAGTTAATCCACGGCTCTGTAGCGCGGAAGGAGTTCCACCTGTGTAAGCGGCGTTTAATCTACGAACTAGTGTCCATAGCTTGTTCATGTCGTCTAGCTGATAAGTTCCAGCTGTTCCGGCACGAATAACGTGTTTCTGAGACTGTGTTTGAGCCTCGGCTAGAGCCTTAAGAACGACTGCCCATGCATTACGCTCCTGCTTAACAAGCAACTCATTGGCCATACGCTCTAGTCCAGCAGCAACAACGTCTAGACGTGCTCTGCGAACATAACGCTTTTCCATGGAGATAGCACTATCTAAACGATAGGTACTGATCTTCATCTCTTGAGTTCCCTGTACGAAGTTTGTTGGTAGACCACCGCCAACTGTCTGGCTCCATACACTGATTGTTCCCTCTTGTGCTCCATAGTATAGATCTAAAGGAATTGATGGAGAATCGTCTTCATCAAACTCGATATCACGATAAATACTGGTAGCTGTGCCAGTCTGTAGAAGCACCTGCTGTACTACCTGACTGATGAAAGCAGCAAAGGCCTCTTGTGCCTCTAGTGCTGTTGACTTGTTATCAGAGGCTAAAGCCTTGATTAGTTCAACCTGTTCTGGATTTTTTTCGAATTGAATTTTCATGTTTTTAAAATATTAATATTATAGCTCGATTTTTAGAAGAGCGTATCCTTCGTCGTTCTTAGGCCCTAGGAACTTACCAACGGTAGCGCTTCCATAAGCGACAACCTTTAGATCACCGTTACCAGCATCGGAGACTGCTGCTCCACTGCCATAACCGGGGTTTCCAACGATACCACTGAATAGAACGATGCCATTTGTTAAAATGGGGGCTGCCTGACCACTGATGACGACATCCATCTCAGCCGCCTTGCGGGGATTGAATAGAAGTCTCTCACCGTTTTCGTCTACAGTGCGAACGTCTTTTAGTAGTAGTCCAACAATCTGGCTCTTTGCTGCACCGGAAGCGGCTGGAACCACTGTCCAAGGTACTGAAAGATGGGATGAAACGGAATTTCCATAAGGGGAAATGTTATCAATTAAAGTTGCGTCTTTGAGGTTAATGCCCTGTCCATTAGCTACGACAACAGTGCCCTTATCAGCACTGGCGCCGGAGAAAGCGAATAGGTTAATAACATCATGCTCACTATAATCACGGAATGGTTTTAAGTTACTCATATGTTTTTGTTTAAATTTTTGTTAGATATAATTATCTGTTGATCTTTACACTGTTTTTGTTAAAAGCAGCACTTATTTTTTCAACTAGACTAATTTCTTGTGCGCTAGAAGTGTTTGGAATGGTCTCTTTCTCTTCTTTCGCAGAGGAAACGATGTCTTCAACAGTTTTCTCTTCAGACTCTTCTGCTTTTTCTAGAACGACAGCTTCTTCAACCTTTTCTTCTACAACTACTTCTTTCTCAACTGTTTCTATTTCTGTGCTTGCTTTTACTTCTACTTCCTGCTTGGCTTGCTTTTTCTTAGCGGAAGCGATAGTGCTAAATCTATTGTACCATTTTTCAAACGACTCATTGTTTTCAATCGCGCGTAAATCTTCTGCAACAATTTCACGATCTTCGTTGGAAAGATTGAATTCCTCATCAACAAGTGACATACGACGCTGGAAAGCGGCCTCGATTTCCTGAGCCTTGATTGACTCCTGCATGGCGTTAAACTCTTCTTTAACTTTCTCGCTTTCGGCCTTAATTGCTTCAAGGTCGGCCTTTAGCATATTAATTTTTTCTTCAGCGTTTACAATTGCGTTGTCTTTTTCTTCTACCTTGGTCTGCCAATCTTTCGAAAGGTCAGAAATACGGTTAGAAATAAATTCACGAACTTCACTTGCAGAGACTTCTTTAATAGAATCTTCTGTGATATCTTCAATCTTATTAATTTGCATAGTACTTTTTACATCATTATTTTCAGTAGAGACACTTTTTTTATTCATTTCATTAGATTGATTTTCATTTTTATTAGTAGCACCATCCTCTACTATTTCTACCTCTTGCTTATCATAAGATATAACAACACCTTTAACGTCTGCAGCTGGATTGTTAGTAAAACCAATACCTAATGGTAGAACACTGCCTTGTAAGTTTAATAAAAGCAGATTACCATCTTTGTCCGATCCTCTTCCACCAAAAACCTTTAGAGAATCTTTTAGATTTAAGATTTCATCTTCATCTTCTATAATAGAAGCATCTGCTAAATTTTTATTGCCCTTTGCAATATTGAACTCATTGAATCCAAGCTCCCAACTTGCGCTGACAGATAAATACTCATCAGAACTTGGGTCGCTACTCTTAACTAGCTCCTGAGCGAACTCAGGGTTAACAATTTTCCAAACGTAACCAGAAAGAACAACATTAAAAGGCTTGTTAGTCCCCACAATTTCCTCAAGGGTAAGTGGATTGCTAGTACCAAATTCACTAAAACCATAACCAGTGCAAAAACCAACAACAGTTTTTCTATTATGTTCTATATTAAATGGTTTATTTATAAAATTCTCAACCATTGACAAAGCAACTTCTGTGCTAATAACATGGCCATTCTTGTTACCACGATTAACAACGAATGCATCAAAAGCCACTCCCATTAAATCTTTGTTTACGTCTAAATCAACTTTTTGTGGAAGATATGATTTTAGTTGGTCAATAGATGCTACGGCTAAGTACTTATCTTCGTCAATTGGCACCATTGCTTGCACTATAATGCCATCAAAGGTCGCTTGGTATTTGAATTTATCCATGTTAAAATTTACACTATCTACTTCAATATGAGCAATATTTTTTAATTTATGATTCACAATTAACTCTTTGTTTTCATTTTTTAATACTTCAAAAGCACATAAGTTTGTATTGCTGCCGGGTCTGTATTCTAAATCTGAATAATCAAAGCCAGCTTCTTTGTGTTTTTCTATTCTCATATATTTATATTATTAATTATTACTCTAGTAAAAGCAAAATTACTTTGCACAAGACTCTACTAATTTAGCCTCAGCGTCTCTTCTTTCAAGCAGTCCGTCTAACCCCTTGCCTTCCCAGATTCTTTTCATTTTACGAAGCTCGTTAGCGATACCTTTGTAGTCCTTTTTTGGCACAAGAACCCTAATGTTTCTCATCTCCAATCGACTATCTCCTGTTAATGAAGAACCTCTGTTAAAAACTAATGAAACAATAGCTCCATAAGCATCGTCACATAACTCATCTAGACTAGGAAATGCCCTTTCGGCCAGTCTTGCAAACTTCGACCAAATAAGACTATTAAATACATCCAAAGCCTGATCCCAACTTACAACGATGCCACTATTTTTATGCTGGCTAGTATATTGCTTGCCAGCTTGTCCTTTCTTACCAGAAGCTCCTTTAACAATTTCTAACTGTTTCTTAGGTAAGAATTTAAATATCTTCTCCAGTTCATCTGGAGTATAATAACCACAATCAATACCTATGCCAAGAGTCATTCCACTCGCGCCACCGGGCCATGTGGGCTTAGCTAAAAACTTCTCGTAGTAAGATTTACCACCTCCGACTTCATACTTTAAAATTAAATCTAAGGCTTTGCGTGACGGTTGCTTCATATTGTTACCTCCGAAATATCATAATCATCTTCTTTTGTATTATGTGTTAAGACTATCTCTTTTTTCTCGACTGTAATTTCTTGTTTGGCACTAGACTCACTATTGTATCTTAACTCAACTGCAGCCTGAACACCGAGATAAGAAGCTATAATAACGGCAAATATCTCTATAGTCTTGGTAAAGAGAGTAACAAAAGCCGACACATGCTCAGGCATCTTAATGGCCAAAAGAATGGCAACACTTGAATAATATAACGCCGCAAGCATTAAAACAGATGTGAATATAATAAAGAATTTCTTGGATGACAAATGGTTTGTCTCCTCCATTGTCTTTTGTAAATCAGGTGGAGTGTGTGGCGGAGCCTTTCCAGTTTCGAGAAAGGAAGTAGCAGATTTTACTACCGAAATAATATTGCTAAATGGGTGCATTTTTTAAAATAATCTAAACCCGCTATTCATTCTGATATAGATATAACCAACAATTAGCGCTACTAGAACTGCTATAATAATTCCTTCCCATAGAATCATAAGCCTTTGTTTTAAAATTGTTTTCTGTTGCTCGTTTAGCTTAATGATCATTTTATCACTCATTTCCTTTTGCTTTTGAAGTTCTTTGTCAAAGCCTTCTTTTGCTTTTGTTAAATCTTCATTATCTTTTTTAAGCCTTGCTGCAATTTCCTTGTCTTTTAAAAGATCATTATAATCAGTTGAGTTAACAACAACCACTTTATCATTTTTGTATTGCTCAGGAACAATAACAATTCTCTGTTTTGAGTCATTTACAGATATAGGCTTTTGGTAGATAGCGTTTATCTGTATTCTCTTTTTAGGAGGATTGATAAATTTTGTAGCCTCATTTATATATGATTCCGCTAAATCAATTCTTGCGAAATCAATAGAATCCTTTGTAGCATAAACAGACTGTGAGACAGCTTCGCTTTGTTTTTCGGTATAAACCGTGCAACCGCTTAATGCTAATATACTAAATAAAACAAAATTAAATACTACTCTCATATTATGATTTACACATAATATAGATAATTTCAACTATTCTATTTCACTATGCAATAGTAGGATAGCTGTTTTGCGATCAACTGAATGCTTCTCAGATATCTCATCTACTTTAGACATATTATCAGTAACTTTAACTGGACTGTTTATATAAGAGGCAATACTCTCGTTCCATTTATCAGGAGTTTCGTTTGTTGCTATTGTTTCAGCAACTTCCTTAATAATGCCTTTCTGATCTTTGGACAGTCTATTCTTATTGTAAGATTTTTTCAATGATTCTTCGATATTGGAAATAAGTGAATCAAACTTAACCAAATTTTCAGCTAATTTTTTAGCACTTAATTTCGGCTGTGGCTTTTCCTCGTCACTTCCGCCAATTTTGCCGATTCTATTTACAGTTTTTGGAGTTCCTGTTCCAACTGGTCTACCCGGCATATTGTTAGGTGTTTTAGGCTTTTTTTCTTCTGGCTTACTGTCTCCAGAACTAGGCTGTGGAACTTTATTTAGTAATGGCTGATAAAGACCCTCATCTTGAAGTTCTACAAATTTTTTCTGAGATTCCACGCTTTCTTCTGGAAGTGGCAGTCTACCCGTTTGAATAGCAGTCATACCTTCTTCTGGCGTTAATGCACCAAGTTCCACAAGTCTTGTATATATGCGCGTAAGGTTTGCGTCATCTCTAAAATCAGCATCTGTAAATCTAGCTGTTGGCATTGACTTAAATCCTAACTTTTTGCTGATATCCTTCATTTCAGGAATAAGGAATTGATTTAAAAATGCTTCTCTGGCATGCTTTAATCTTGATAAGAAAACTTCAACTTTTGTACTAGTATTTGAGTATTTTTCATCGCCAACTAGAACATTATTTAATCCGTATCTGATATCTCTATCAACTACTTCATATTTTTTAGGGTCTAAAATTTGTCCAATTTCTGGTATGACAAACTTTATATTAGTAGTATAATCAGTTACCAATATACGGCCAACACTCTCGTTTTCAAAAATCTTTCTTAGGTTTACGATCTGTTCTTTGCTTGGCATTCCTACTTCGTCGTTTCCCATTGTAACAAGCAATATTGCTTGCTGTACAGTACGGCCAATAGCCATGTCAATATTTTTTAATTCCTGTTTCCAGTTAATATCTTCAAGAACTGGGAAACCCATTGGAACACTAAATGGCTCGTAATCTTGCTTCTTATAAAACACTGCCTTTACGCGATTTGGATCTAAATTAAATACCAAGAACTGGTTAGCTTGGTTCATTTTTCCGCCTTGGCGTATCTCTCCAAATTCTTGGATTCTTTTTGCTAGCTCTTTGTCCTCATCAGTTTGAGGATTGGTCATTACTTGAATTTCAAAATCATTTAGCACTTTTACATAGCGCGGACTAACAAAAGATGCAGAACCAATAGACTGGATATCTGCTGGGTTTAGTACGATGTATCTTATAGGTATATCTTGATTTTCAGCGGCGGTTATCTCGCTGATTAACATCATATCATCTTTACTAAACTCTGCATTTAATCTATACAAAAAGACGTTACCGCTGCGGAAAAACTCCCTAAAAAACATGTCCTGCAGTTTCCATAGGTTAACCCTCTCTCCCCAAGCCTTAAAAAACTTTAATGATTGAGAGTTTCCGCCAGTGAAATATATCGACGAACAAGTAAAATCTGTCATCAAATCAATCGTATTTCTGAAGATTGAAAAATTATAATAAGCTTTTTGGCACAATATAATAGCATCTCTAATACTTATTGTGGACGAGTACTTACCAAGTGCGCCACCATAAGCGAAAGGAATTACGCCGCCTTCTATATTTGCATATTTGTCAGTACGGGAAATAGTGGAAGCTGCATTTCTACGGTTGGTAGTAGTTACCTCGCCACGAGAGGCGGCTGCAATTTCTATACCTTTCTTTCCAACAGCCACAGAACCCTCAATTAACTGCGGCTCTGGGAAAGATAAATTTTTCACATTATCACTCATACATTAATTATAAACACTAATTACACCGAAATCTGTTTTAAATCAGCACTGCAACAAATTCTGTGTTTTTTTTCTTATTATTATCTGGAGATATTACATCAAAATAACATTTTACTGCCCAGTTTCCTAACATCAATGTTGTATAATTATCTTTTCTTGCGCGATTTACGCTAGTTGATTTTCTTAAATGAGACGGCAGATCAAAACTTTGAGTTCCTCTTGATGTAGTGGTCACCTCAACGTTTGCACATTGATCTTTAGTATCTTTTATTATAAAATCCTGCTGTTCTATAAACTCTCTAACTGTTAATTTTTTAGTTTCGTACTCGTTGTCTGCACGATCTCCTATACCCCTTGGATAAATACAGTCCATAGGTAAGTTCATAGTAAATATATTCTCTAAAATATCTGGATGGTTACTTGCCCTAGATGCGAACCAGATCTTCTTATGGTCAATACAGGTTTGTAAATAAGAATTCGCCCTACCCAAGAATGCAGATGTGAAATATTGCTTTACGCAAATAGCGCCAATATCTCTATTATATTGCCTTCCAGCTTCTTTTAACATCTTGCTATAATCCTCATTCTCCGCATCCGAATCAAAGTCTATAAACTTAATTGATCTATTTAAATCTTTAAAATATTGAGAATTATTAACCGCATCTATAAAAGTATCCGCACCTGCATGGTCAATAATCATGAACACAATATTAAAATTCTTAAACACGTAATATAGATACTTAATGTGATCCTGTAGAGAACTTCCAGCGGCTTGGTAGCCATGTACCAATATGCCCTGTTTCTTTTCTTCATCAAGCTCAATAATGCTCATAGCAAAATAGTCAGAGCTACGAGAGGATGAAAAATTTGGGTCAATTGCTAATATATATTTTTTATCAGGATCGCCAACAACCTTGGTGGTTGGATATTCCCCATCAGGTATGGTACATGAATGCATTTTTTTAGGTGAGAAATAACTATCTCCACCATCAATAAATCTTGCAGCATACTCTCTAAGGAAAGAGTTATGCGAACTTCCACCATTTTTCGCCAACTGGATTGCCGCCTGATCAACCATGTGAGAAGGCAATGCTTCATATCCTAATTGGGATATGAAATACGTACCGGGAAGTTCCCCCTCCTTTGCTTCCTGCTCTTCTGGATGCTCAATTAAGTGCGCCCACTGTTGATGCACTCTAAACAAATGCTCAAAAGTATAACTAGCAGAACTCAATGCTATCATTTGTGAAGTGTTTTCAAAAATCTGTCTATTATCTGGATGCAACAATCCCTTTTTAATTAATTCCTCTTCCAGTCTTCTGGTTCTAATTCTTTCGCTAACATCTCTAGGAGAACTTAAGAACGGCATTAGAACGTTATCAATAATATCCGGAGGCAAAAGCAAGAACTCGTCGAGAATAAGAACGTTGGCGCGAATACCACGGATTTTTTCACCAGTTAGAGGAATGGCGGTGATACTGCCACCGTTAATAAGCCATTCGTATTGGTCATTTCTTTTCATCTTGTCGCCAAAGCACTGCCTTGCTAAGGCCGCGTCCGGACTTGCTAAAAACTTTTCAATTTCATTAAACAATCTACGGCTTGTACGAAAGTT